GGTATGGTTCTTGTTTTTAATGGTGTAACGAAAAAATTTGACGCAACCTTAGAATTAACGCCAGGTGCAGCACAGAATTTAGACATCAACGGAGGAAATTTCTGAAATGGCTAGTATAATTAGAATCAAACGATCATCAGGTACAGCCAAACCTGGTAGTTTGAATTGGGGTGAAATGGCATATGTAACTGGTATTGGCAGTTACGGTGGCACTAATCAATATAAAGACAGAGTATTTTTAGGAGATGACGGTACAAACGTCAACCCGATTGCTGGTCATTACTATACATCTATGATGGAGCACACTCCTGGTGCTTTGGCAGGTGTGACAAATACAAGAAATAGTGACGGTGGTATCGTTGCTGTAGTTGACAGTGATCGAAAAATAGATGTATGGAACGTAGATAATTTAACTTTAGATGCAAATACAATATCTTCAAGTGATACAGATGGTGATGTAATATTAAATCCAAATGGGTCAGGTGATGTAATGGTGCCTGATGACACTAAACTTGGATTTGGTGGAGGTGCAAATGGAACAAGTGCTCCTGATTTTGGAATTGAATTTGACAATAGCAACAATAGAGCAGATATAAGTGGTTCAGTTACAAGATTTACTAATACAACTCAAGCGACTACAAAGGATTCTGCCTCTGTAATATTTGAAGGTGGTATTGGAGTTGAAAAAAATGTTGTCATAGGAGGTAATTTAATATCAGGTGGTGGATCATCTGTTTTAGGTAACATCCGAATAGAAGATAATATTATTGCATCTCTAGCTGGTCAGGGGAATAAGATATTCATTGACCCATTTCCAGATGGATTAAGTAATGAAGGTGATGTTATCATTAAAGGTAACTTACAAGTTGATGGTACAACAACCACAGTTAACTCAACACAGACAACTGTTAATGATCCAATTATGATGGTTGGTGATACTACCAGTGCAAGAACTGTGATGGCAACAGTTCAATCTGGTGTTTCTACAGTTGTAGTTGATCAAGTAACAGGCATTGCAGTTAATGATACTCTTTTACATGGTCACTTCTCTGCTAGTGGTATTACAACTGTTACAGCGGTAAACACTGCTGCAAAAATGCTTACCTTCCAAGGAACAACAATTTCAGGGATAAGCACAGGAATTCAAATAACAGTCGTACACGCAACTGATACTAATACAGACCGTGGACTTGGATTTACATATAATACTGGAATAGGAACTGCAAACGCAACTGAGGGTTTCTTTGGACTAGATGATAGTTCAATCGCATCTAGCACTGCTGGAACTGGTAATCACGGAACTCACGGTGATAATAGTCGAAGATGGACTTATGTTCCTGATGCAACTATAACAGCAAGTGTTGTTTCTGGTACAAAAGGTTTCCTAGATATCAAAGGTATCTACTATCAGTCAGGTAACTTTGCTTCAGGTGGTGTTGTTTGGTTTGATGATACTGGTTTACAGAGATCTACAAATAATCCACAAACACCTATTATTACTTCAAAGCAAGTATTAACTGCTATCACCAAAATAACTCTTAGTTCTTTAAGTGCTAACATAACGGTAGCAGTCGGTGATATTATTAAACAAGATGGCACTGGTGCTTTCGGTGTTGTTGAAACTGCAGTAACTGGTGGAAATTCTGTTAATTTAATTGGTGTAGAGGGAACATTTAATACAACTGGTAATTTAAGAAAAGAGGGTGCGAGTGGTGCTATCGCTAACTTAGCATCAGTACCTGCTGCAGCCACGAATGTCTATATAAACAAACCACATTGGACATCGACTCTGGACGGAGGTACCTTCTAATATGCAGCAAAACAGTGAAGTAGACATTAATGTGTTAGTGAACTTATATCATACAAAACTAGCAGCAGCATTAAACCAAAACGTTCTTTTGGAGGCAAAACTCCAAACTCTAAAAAATGATTTTGAAAAAGAAAAAAATGAACTTTTAGAGCAACTCGCAAATTACACGGATAGCGATGGCGAAACCAAATAGTAGAGGACAACTTATAAATTTCGGTTTACGTAAACTGGGTTATCCTGTATTGGAAATAAACCTTGATACTGATCAAATACACGATGCGTTAGACGATACCATTCAGATGTATAATGAACGTCATTATAATGGTATTGAAAGAATGTATCTTAAATATAAAATTACACAAGATGATATAGACAGGGGTAAAGCAAAAGATACAAATGGAGTTGGTATTGTAACCACAACTGGTATATCAACATCAAATGTAACTGTGCAAAGTAATTTTTATGAAACTTCAAACTTTATTTCTGTGCCAGATCATGTTATTGGTATAAACAAAATTTTTAAATTTGATACCAGTTCTATTTCAGGTGGAATGTTTAGTATTAAATATCAGTTATTTTTAAATGACTTATATTATTTTAATTCAGTTAATTTATTGCAATATGCAATGACAAAATCATATCTTGAAGATATTGATTTTTTACTTACAAGTGATAAACAAATAAGATTTAATCAAAGGCAGGATAGATTATACTTAGATATTGATTGGGCATCGCAAGATGTTGATACATTTATTGTAATAGATTGTTTTCGTGCCCTTGATCCAGAGGAATATAATCAAGTTTACAACGACCCATTTGTAAAAAAATATTTTGTCGCATTGATGAAAAAACAGTGGGGGATGAACCTAATAAAGTTTAGAGGGACAAAATTACCTGGTGGAATTGAGTTAAATGGTAGAGAAATTTATGACGATGGAGTGAGAGAATTAGAGGCATTAACATCAAGGATGGCACAGGACTTTGAGACACCTCCTCTTGACTTTATTGGGTGATGAATAATGGCATTAAATCCCTACTTTCTGCAAGGTTCTAGACAAGAGCAAAGATTAGTTCAAAATTTAGTTAATGAACATCTTAAAATATATGGTCAAGAAGTAACTTATATACCAAGAAAATTTGTAAATCAAGCGTCAATCATTGAAGAAGTGCAAGCGTCAAGATTTGATGATAATTTTGCAATTGAAGCATATGTTGATACCTATGAGGGATATCAAGGTGCTGGTGATGTATTGACAAAATTTGGAATGAGTTTAAGAGATGAAGTAACTCTTACAATTTCAAAAGAGAGATTTGAAGAATTTATTGCACCATTTATGGAAGCAGATGATGATGTTGAGTTATCTTCAAGACCTCGTGAAGGTGATTTAGTATTTTTTCCACTAGGACAAAGATTGTTTGAGATAAAATTTGTAGAGCACGAAGAACCATTTTACCAATTAGGTAATACTTACGTTTATAAACTGAAATGTGAATTGTTTGAATATGAAGATGAGGTTATTGATACTTCTATCGAAGTCATTGACACTCAAGTGCAAGATGAAGGATTTATTTCAACACTACAACTTGTTGGTGTTGGTAGAACAGCAACAGCAATACCAATTTTATCTTCTGGATATATTCGAGAAATATTTTTAAATAATGATGGTTCTGGATTTACAGGCACTCCGACTGTTTCAATTAGCACATCTCCAAATGGAAATCCAATAGCAAATGCAACAGCAGTTGCTTTTACAACTGAGAGAGCAGGTGTAAGATCAGTTGAAAAGATTTTATTAACAAATGCTGGTTCAGGTTATACAACTACACCAATTATCACTATATCGGGTGGTGGTGGAACAGGTGCAGCTGCAACTTGTTCAATTGACACTACATCTCAGGGTGTTGTAAGATTTATCATGTCCGATAATGGTGTTGGATTTGGAACTGTTCCTACTGTTACAGTTTCTGCTCCACCTGCTGGTATAGCGAGTGACCGTGCTGTTGGAATTGCTTCTATTGGTGATGCTGGTGCTGGATTCAATCGTGTTAATTCTATCTTTATATCTAATGCTGGAACTGCATATACCTCTGTACCTACTGTAACTATTTCTGATCCTGAAACTATAAGTGGTGTTGGAACATATCAATTCAATGAAGTAGTTCAGGGAATGCGTTCAGGAACACAAGCAAGAGTTAAGAATTGGGATCACGACACTGGAATATTATCAATTAGTAATGTTGGTATAGGTACAACGACAACAGGATTCTTTAAGGGAGAGGACATTAAAGGTCTCACATCTGGTGCTTTGTTTAGTGTGTCAATTTATGATAAGGAAGACAGCACCGATAAATACAATGAAGGCGATATATTTGAGTCAGAAGCAGACTTGTTAATTGACTTCTCTGAATCAAATCCATTTGGTAGTTTCTAATGTTAGGTAATTATTTTTATCACGAAATTGTAAGAAAAACAGTTATTGCATTTGGCACACTGTTTAATGATATTCATGTAAGACACGATGATGGTGCGGGAAATGTAATATCTGAAATTAAAGTGCCAATTGCCTATGGACCTAGACAAAAGTTTTTAGCGAGAATAACTCAACAAGCAGAATTGAATAAAGCAACTCAAATTACATTACCAAGAATGTCCTTTGAGATTACTAATATTGCATATGACCCAACTCGTAAAGCGAGTATCACTCAAACATTCAAAGCTAAAGATGTTAATAATGATAAAATGAAAAAAGTGTTTATGCCTGTTCCATATAACCTTGGATTTGATCTTAATATTTTAGTTAAACTTCAAGATGATGGATTACAAATATTAGAACAAATATTACCATTTTTTCAACCTGCTTTTAATATATCAATTGATTTAGTAAAATCTATTGGAGAGAAAAGAGATATTCCAATGGTATTGCAAAATATAGCACAATCAGATGATTATGAAGGAGACTTTGTTACACGAAGAGCATTAATATACACTTTATCATTTACTGCAAAAACATTTTTCTTCAATCATATTGCAGATACACCAGAGGGTCTAATCAAAAAAGTTCAGTTGGATTACTACTCAAATACTAATACAAGAACAGCGTCAAGAGTTCAAAGATATACTGTTGTTCCAAAAGCGAAGAAGGATTATAACGAAGATAATGTTATAGATACTCAAGATGATGTATTAATCGAACCAGGTGATGATTTTGGATTTACAGAAACAAGTTCATTCTTTGGCGATGCAAAAGAGTTTAGTCCTACAAGGAAGGTAGACATCTAATGGCAAAAGGTTACGATTCTCTGAATGATACTTTCAACACTGATGATAGTGTTGAAGTTGACTCTATTGTGAAGGCAGGGGAAGTAATCAAACCAACTGATGTAAACAAAGATTATGATTACACTAGAGGAAATTTATATTCACTAATTGAAAAAGGGCAGGAAGCAATCAACGGTATTATGGAAGTTGCTGGTGAAACAGCAAGTCCAAGAGCTTATGAAGTTGCTGGTCAACTTATAAAATCAGTCGCAGATACCACGGATAAGTTAGCAGATTTACATAAAAAAATAAAAGATATTGAAGAAGATAATTCAAAAATTCAAGGTAACGTAACTAACAATGCTTTATTTGTAGGAAGCACAGCAGAGTTACAAAAGATGTTAAAAGATGGAATGCTAAATAATAATAGCTCTGAA